CTTAAGAACATGAACGGTATCGATATCGATACCGTTCATGTTCTTAAGGTCTTGCTCTAATTCAACGGACCAGCGAGCGCCAAGTCTGCGAGTACCAGCTTCAACAGCGGTCTTCTCAAACTTAACCTCTACTTGTGGGATGTTTCCAGTGATTTCAAACGCTGATAAGATCTGAGCAACGCCCTGATCTTGTTGTGCGAATGTCCATCCTGCAGCAGTTGAACCGGAAAGTCTTTGTGAAGACGAACCAGTGAAACGTGTGTCGAGGAATTGGTAGCCAAGCTCTGTATTACCATTATAATTGGTACTACCTGCACCAATAGGATTACCTGGACCACCAACAGTTGCACCTGAGGCGTATGAGGTACCATCAACTCCCTGGCCTAAGCCAGTTGAATTGTACTGATAGCGAAGAGCGAAAGCAAGACCAACTGGACCGGACATAGGCTGAACGCCTACGATCTCGTTGGAGATAAGCTCAGGAAAGGTACGACGGATCATCGGAATAAGGATCTTAGGAAGACGAGCGTCTTGCGGTGCATAGGTGTCACCGGAGTTTACAACACCAGTACCTGGATTGTATTGACCACCTTGTGAGTTACCACCGAATGCGCTGCTTTGACTGGACTCTTGTACGCACCATTGCTCTTGGTTCTCAAGAAGAATAGCGGTATTCAAGCGGCTGTTTTCGTCTTTAATTTCCTTTACCGAATCAGAAGAATAGTTAAGAACTGGAGCCCACTTTTCGAGTAGTGCTTCTGCTCTTGATCTATCTACAAATGATTGTGTCGGACGAATTTTCATATTGCTTTAATTTCCTTTCAAAAAAACTCAGGTCACTAAGACCTCATTGTTCAGGGTGAAAATTTATTTATATCTTTGAAGTTCTGTGATATAAGGGTTAGAATCTTGTGATTGTTTTGGCTGTGTCGACTCTCTAATAACTGGAGCGTCAGCTTTTACTTTTCTTTCATTAAACGCTTGTTCTTTAATGATATTAATTCTTTCTTGCTCTTTCTTATCAAAGAGTCTAAGTGTATAATCGAAGTTTTCTTCGATAAACTTAGGTGTCTTATCACCAAGAACTCTTTTGATATATTCTTTCTTCTTATCTGAGAGACCAGATGTTTTTGATTCGAGAATAAGAGCTGATTTGGTCTTGTAGTAGCTTTCTTTAATGAGAGCATTTTCTTTCGAAAGATCTTGAACTTTCTTAGAAAGCTCGTCGATTTGCTTCTTACCGTCAACAACAGCGTCTTGTACTGACTCACTCATTAATGCTGAATCAATAGCGAGGACCTTGCGAAGATTACCGAGAACTTCTCTAGCTGTTCTGTTTTTGGTAGCCTCAGTAATAGCTTCAGTAGGAATAGCTTCTTCAATAAATTCTTCTAAGTAATTAGAAATAGACTCAACGAGAGTCTCTTTAAAGCTATTAGCTTCGTTAGTAAGCTCTTTTTCGTATTTTTTAACCACCTTAACTAGTTTACCGGTGTTATTTTTATCAATAGATTCAACAACTCTCTTTAATTTTGTTGTGTGATCCTTATCAATAGCGGAAATAAGCTGCTTTAACTTCTTTGCATAAAGATCGTCTTGTTGAGCAAGTGCAGATTCAACAGTAAGATCAAGCTTTTTTGTAAAAGCTTCTTCAATAGCTTGAAGAGACTCCTCTGTTAAAACTTTCTTTGCTTCGTCAGTTATTAGTGTAGATACTTTCATAGTTAAAAGAGTGGTTCGTTAAGTGAAGAAGATATTCTAGCTTTAATCTTATCTTCTATTACTTGCTTTAAATATTTATGAGCAAGTGCATATTTTTTTGTGGAAATTGACGTAATAAAGTTTTTTATATCAGTTGACTCTTTAACAATTTTTTTAGTCTTGGTCTTTTTAGCAGCCTTAATTGCTTTATCTTTTGATCCCTTAAACTCCTCAACAGGTGATTCAACCTTACCATCCCGGTCGTAATCTTTTTTAGCTTTTTGCTTAGACATACTATTATTTATATCGAACGGATGAATTTTAGTATATGTTCTCTTAAAAATGCATCAACTCCCTTAGTCGGAAGCTTACTAATAGACTTAGCAAAGTTTTCATACACTTCTTCGTATTTGCCGTTTTCAGCAACTACCCATTGTTTAGACTCTAATATACCATTTACAAAAGCCTTTGGAAATGAAGGATCAGCTACACAATCTACTGCTACCAATTTAAGATTTCTCACAACATTGTGACTCGCACCTTCTTCAAGAGTTCCTAAAGCTCTCGACGACATACCTACCTTAACACCATCATTGATTAAAGATCTAACTATCATACCACAAGGAGTAGAAAGAACTTTTGATTTACCGTAAAAGACATTATTGTCTTCATATAGTTCTGTAACCATATGACAGGCTCTTTCAAGATCAACATCAGCAGATGCAGGGTGATTAAGCTCTCCCATAGCTCTCCCCGGTATAACCATTTCCTCGTTATATCTTTGAACCTCTTGTCTTAACTCATCTATAGGATATAGTCTTTTATTTTTGTTTACACCCTCTGCCATCATGTACGGTCCTTTAATAAATAAGGTTGAAGGGGTGTTTCTATTTGACTCCTCTACAACGTATTCGAATTGATCATCCAACGCTGGTTTCTCCACTAATAGGTTAAGCTTTAATGCCATATTTATATTTATTGTTTAACTACAAAAATCTATTACTTTAGGTGCTTTTCTGTAAGTATTAAGAATTCTAATCCTTTTCTCTTACAAAATTCAGTAGCTGCTTGCCACTTAGCTTGGTTTTTTACATACATAGACTGCTCGTATATTAAATGCTCTTTCTTTTTATATTTTGTTACAGGCGGTACCGTTTGTTTTGATGGTTTAATTTCTATTAAATACTTTTTAATCTCCTCACCCTCTTTTATTATTACAAAGTTATCAACATAGTATTTATGAGCTCTACCGTCAAGCGGAGATATGTAAGGTATTATTACATTTTCACTTCCCCACTTTATAACATTTTGATTACTATCGCAAAATCTCATAAACTTTAATTCAAGGCCTGATCTGTATATAGCACTAACCCCTAAAAATTTACTTTTATTAACGGGAGTAAACACGCCCTGCCTGTATTTGTTATTTTTTTGCAGATTCATTTATTATATTACCCTACAAAAAACAAAGGAGGAGCTGCATCTCCAAATCCTGCAGATGCTCCAGTAAGAAGCATCTGCTCCAATTCTTTCTTCTCCGTAAGCCCTTCCTGTAGCAAGTCATAATTTAGAGATCCGCCACCAAGTAAAGATACTCCTGTAAACTTACTTCTTACACGACCTACGACAATTTTTGAAAGAGCGACAGCGTACTCATATACCCACTGCTCCTTTACTAAATCTCTAATAGGTCTTTCAAGATAACAAGAAACAACTCCATAAAATCTACTCGACCCTGGCTGTGGATACATCTGTAGGTACTGGGTTCTTTCATCAAATTTAAGATCTCTCCTAATTGCTAACAGTTTTTCTCTTGTATCCAACCATTCTTTAAGAGTATACCAAGACACAAGATCAAAACCGTAATTGCCCATAGCATAACTAAAGTATGTTTGTTGAGCTAATGTCTGCTCTAATGTAAACAGAGTATTTACACCTTGATTTGAACCTTCTTCAAACTCTGTAACTGATATGACCTTTCTATAGTCCATTACATCATAGTCAAATACATTAGAATACTCTTCTGCAGTAGTATCTTGAGCTTGTAGAGACATACCACGTTTGACAGATGATCTAAATACACTGCTCAAACTACTATTAAAGGAAGTAATTGAGTTATATAAAGTCTTATCTACGATTTCAAATTCCGGTAACCCTACATCAAAAACACTAGATAAAGATGATGAAGAAGAAAATACTGAAGACATTAAAGCTGATGTACTTATAAACACTGTCTGAGGTGTTTCAACTGTAAAATCTGCTCCAGGCCAAACAGGCTTATTAGAGATCTTTTGCTTATCTGTAAGACCTGCTTTAGCTAAGGTAAATAAGTGATCTAATCTGATACCTCTATTTTTTTCATATAGCTGCGAATCGAATACTAAAAACTCTTGAGTGTAGCCTGCAAATTTAGAAAAATACTCTACAGCTATTTGTATGTTTTGAAATAACTGATCTTGGTGTATCTCTAAAGTTATTAGAGGATAACCTAGAGATCTTTTTATTCTATCCCCAAGATCACCGTACGTCTCTAATCTATTATTTAAATTAGTAGACTGAAATGCTGATACAGGTAATACTTCACAAGCTAGAGACATATTTATATTTAGTCATTATGCTGCTGGAGCTGGGGCTTCTGGAGGCGTGGCTCCCGGAGTAGGAACTGCACCCGCTTCAGGTGGTGAGCCCGCTTCAGCTGCACCACCTGTAAATTCAGGAGGTGTACCGCCAGGACCTGCTCCTCCTATACCGCCGCCTAGACCACCACCGCCCATTTCTCCACCACCTGCAGCTTCACCTCCTGAGATATCTTGCGCTATAACCTGTTCTCTCCAGGCAGGTCCAAGAGCTGAAATTTGTTGTAGCTCCCACTGCAACTCAGCATCCTTACGTAAAAACTCTCTATTAGCAAGAATATCTTTGTCTCTCCATCCGAGATATTTTTTCTGTGCATATGTTTTTGAGACAAACTCGTTAGATGCAATACTAGTAAAGTTATTTGCCTTTTGCTCAAGTCTTTGACTTTCGCGCATTTCGTAGAAGTTAGTCGGAACGTTAAAGACAACTTCAATATTTTGTTCGTTTAAATCAAGCTTATCCCAAAGTCCCTTAAACTTAAGATGAGTAATAAAACCTCTTTTAATTCCTGATGCAAATCTTTGTTGCTGTCTTATAATAAATCTAGCAAATTTTAGTTCTTCGCGTAAGATCTCAGAGCCATCTCTAAATGCATCTTCTGGATCTAGTCTTGAGGTAGGAACCTTAAGAGATCTATATAACTTCTTGATAAAGTACATTAGATCGGCAAGTTCGCCTAAATTTTGTCCGCCTGCTAACTGCGATACGCTTGAACCGTCTGATCCTGATCTCTTGGGAAACCAGAACGCATCAAGCATTGATTGTGGATTAAACTTCTTAACGACATCAGCTTGATCTATATCAAATGTTTTTGACGACCAATAATTACTAATTAGTTTTTTAAGATAAGCTTCCGCTTTTGGTGCAGGCATATTACCTACATCAACGTTAAATACAAGACGCTCAGGAGCTCTTACCAGGCGATAGATTACAATAGCGTCTTCAATTAATGAAAGCTGTCTATAAGCGCGGCGAGCGTTTTCTAAGAACGGTAAAACCATGTTCTTAGTTTCATTCATTACTCCTGAGTTAATATACACTACCTGATTTTCATCAAGAGGTATAAATTCAATTTTTTCTTGCTTGTCGGGTCTCGTAGGATCAAAAATAGGCTTCTTGTAGATGAAGCCTTTAACCATCATATTTTGTATATTATTATATACAGGATCTATAAGTTCGGAAGGAAGATTTACAACACCTAATACACCTTCATTTAAATAATCCTTATGGATAATAAGCTCAAAAAACAGCTCACCTTCAATTAAAAATTGTCTAAAATACTGCCATCCTCTATTTTTAAAATCAAAATAATTAGCAAACTTACTAAACTCTTCATCAAGCATTGTTTTATCTTTACCTGATATATCTATGTTTTTATACTTAATGTTTACTTCATTACCATTTTCATCTGTGTTTATTGCCTCGTCGCAAATCTCGTCAAGAGCGTCAGCCACATCAGAATAAGCAGCCATCACTCTGTAGTCTCTCATTCTTGCTCCTTTATTCTCCTGTATATTAGCATACATCACCTGACCAAACGATGTATCTTTACCCATGGAGCCAATAGGCATATTGTTATACTCGTTCGATATAGATATAGAGTGCTTAGTGAGAGCCTCTGAGCGACGCATACCTGTGTCAGCGAATGTTTTATATTTTGGATTTAATTCATTATTTTCCGTATCAACTATATTTGAATATGGTAGCTTATTTTGAATATAGGACATTAAATTCCTACCGAAGGTAGATGATCTTCCGTCATTAGAAGTATAATTTTTATTCTGATTTGAGGTAGTATCGGCCATCTTTAGTATATATATTTAATCAAGATTTCGTAAAAGTAAAGCTATTTATCGAATAAGTACTAGCCCATCCTACAGGGTTATTAATTACTATATTAAACTCTCCTGATCCTTTTATTTTTGTAAGATCTAAACTAATCATATTATCGTTTAAGATAGTAAAATTAGATAGTGGAAGCACATATCCTGAGACAGCGCCTGTATAAGGTGAATTTAAACTGGTTATTGTCGGAGTTAAACTGCTTAATGAAGAGGTGCTTAATAAGATGCAGTTAGTATATTTAAGGTTTGTACCGTAGACTACAAATGAATTATTTGCAGTAATAGCTTTATTAAGGGTAAAGTCAGAAACTATTTCTACTAAGCTACCCGTAGTGTTATAGAAGATGTTACTGATAGAGGGATTTGCCGATAAGCTTATTGTATCTGTGGAATCTGAAAGAGAATTAAAAAACGTATCATAGTTTGTATCCGCTACTATTAAATTTCCTCTGGTACTTATAAAATTAGTATCAATGAAATAAATTTGACTAGAAAGTTCATTCCTATTTCTAAAAAGCCATCCCTTAATAGTAAAGCTAGTGTCAGCTACTACTCTAAATTTGTCTGAATAAGAAATATCAGTAGGTTCGGTTAGTGTTATGCTACCGTTCCAAAGTACCTCAGATCTTATTTCTACTGTTTGTGATGTTATATCAGTAGGCTCTTTCCATGAAATTATTATATAAGGATTATTATATGGTACAAAGTTAGAAAGTATTTGATCCATATCCTGTAGATACCTTGCTAGGATAGACATACTTACCTCTATGTTAATAG